CCGATAGGAGAAAACCCTTGGCTGATGATTACGACCTTCCGGCCTTTCCCTGCGAAGTAGTGCGCTTTCATGGCTGTATCTCCCGTTGATTTCCAATGCCGACTCATTGAATCGGCATCAGTAAATCTGTGGGTGTTTCATCTCTCCACCACGCGCATCGCCCGATTCATATCTCTGGCCCGGTCACACATTTCGTGTTCGGTGTTCTTCCTGGCTGGCTTGCGTGGTTTCGCGCACTCACATCTGGTGAGCACGGCCAGTTCCAGAGCTGGCATGGCATCGACTATTTGTTGCTCGCACTTACCGGCTGAAACCCGGGGTAGTCGATGGCGAGGATCCCTAACTGTTAAAGAGCGGTCGGTCCCTTTCAGGCCCTGGCGCCTTCTTGTTCGTTGGCGTTGAACAGAATTTAGCTGTCTGCTAAACATCCGTCAATAGCTCGATGCTAAAAACTTGCAAAAAATTTAGCAGAGGGATAAAAGTCAGGCGTAGCAGGTCTGAGCCAATAGAGAAATAAATCTCGGCTCTATAAAGAAAACGACGGGAGGCTGTGATGGCAGGCGTGAAGGTTCGAGCAGGTATCGAAGCTAAATGGGGGGATCAGGAGCTAAAGAAGAGCGCCTCCAGTGCGGGGGAGCTGGCCGCGCTGGCCGTTAGGCTGCTAGTAGAGGAGGTGGGGACGGATGCAGCCAGGCAGTTGATCCGCGATGAGCTGGGCGCTTATCGGTCGGATTACAAGGGCGCCGGATTGGACCAGCGCACCGCCAAGAAATAAGAGTAGGGCGTTACAGCGTTCTACCGCGACCACGAGTTGGACGAATGGTCGACCACCAGAACACGAAACCAATAATACGAATGGAATCTGCCGCCTCGTCAGCCGAGTAGACTTCGTCTGGATGCTCATCCGAGTTTTCAGACCTCAGGCGAATCCCCCCGCCCGGCTGACGATAGAGGTACTTCACCCGCAGCATGCCGCTGTGCTCAATCGCGTAGATCTCGCCATCGATGATATGAGTTGTCCCCTTGTCTATCCCTACCGTTGAGCCTGGCAGGATAAGGCGCGACATGCTGTTGCCCGCTACGGTCGCAGCCATCGCGTTGGCCGGCTCTACTCCGGCGTCTCGTAACGTTGACCTTGAAAGCCTGATGCACCGCCCCGGAATGGCCTGGACTGACGTAGCTCCATTGCCCGCAGAAATCTCAACTTCCTTATACAGGGGCACTTCTACCTCCTCGTCTTCCAATGGCGTCTCGCTATCCCAAGGGGAAATCTCCCCAATCAGATGCAAGTCACTCTCCCTTGCTATCGGCAGTCGCACGACATTGTTTAGCTGCGTGTTATCTCCGTCTTCGTGCACCTGGTCAAGCCATCCGTGAGGAAGCAGCTCGGCGGCCTCCACGCGGCGCGCCATCGTGTCACCGATGCTTCGGGTCGGATTCTTCGACAGCATCTGGCTCAAGTACGAGTTAGATGTGCCCCACAGCTCCGCGCAGGCAGACTTCGACCGGCCCTTCAGGAGGGCAGTCATGTTTGTTCGGCGAATCGACTTAATATCCATGCGTTCAGGATTACAGCTAGGCGCTAACTTTGAAATATGCATGTAGCTAAACTCCCGCTTGCCTAAAGTTTAGCGGTGCGCTAAATTCTCCTCATATTCGAAGGAGAATTCCCATGTCCACCCAAGTCCGAGACTGGCTAAACAGCCACACAGACGATGAGCGAACCGCTTTGGCGGACTCCGCCTGTACGTCCGTTGGTTACCTCTGGCAGCTCGCCGGTGGCCATAGAAAGGCATCCGTAGAGCTTGCCGCTCGCCTCAACAAGTGCAGCAAAGGCGTCCTCACCTTGGAAGGTATGCGCCCGGATCTGCACGAGCTTCTTTCTCAACCCAGCAACGCTGCCTAACCCATTACCCACCGCAAGGATTCCACCTATGTCCTATGACAACCCCCGTCACACCAAGGACCGAGAAATAAAGTCTCGTTATGACGATGAGACATACGAGGCGCTGAAAGCGCTAGCCAGGCTCCACAAACTGCAACTCGCCGTGTTCGTACGAATGTGCGTCGAAGAGAAGCTGGAAAGCATCGTTGAACGGGATGTTACCTCTCATCGCACATCGGCCTGAAGGCCCTAAAGGAGGCCTTTGTGCCTGAAACCACGATATGCCATGGCATTGATGGGGATCTTTACGAAAAGCTTGAGCGTTTGGCAAAACAGGAAGGAATAACGCCAGAGGAATACGCGGCGGCGCTCGGTAAAGAATCTCTCATTGAGAAGTCCAGGCCAAAAGGAGCCCGAAAGATTCGGCTTCTTCCAGTAGTGAAACGAGATCCGAATGTGGACTCAAGAGGCCCTCAAAAGGGCAGGCGAGGGACTGATGAGACCCATGATTAAACCAGCCATCAACAAATCGCAGACACAAAAAAGCCGGGATTGCGCCCCGGCTTCTTGCATTGCGTCTTGCTTAACGTTCTGGAGCGAATCATGAACGACACCATTAGCAGCGTCAACCCCATTCAATCTGCGACACGATTTGGCGTATCTGAAAACGTGTCGCGCACCACGCTGCCCTCTTGCGAAACGCAGCCTCACGGGCATGTCGATCGTTTCCTTGAGCTTTCCGCCATGACCGGGAAGGCCTGATATGCAATACACCATCACCATCAACCAGTTTAAGTCCCTCGAGTGGGGCTTGAACTCTCAGCAGGCGATGCTTTTTGCATTCGTCTATGAGTGCCCGAGCTGGGCGAATCCAGTCAAGACAGACGACGGGATCTTCTTCGCGCTGAGCAAGGCAAAGATCATCGGCGAGCTTCCTTTGTTGTCGGGCAAGCCTGACACCGCTTACCGCATGCTGAAGGCCCTGGAAGAGGCCGGATTGGTGCAGATGTCGAGCACCAGCAAGATCACCTTGATCCGTCTGACCGACAAGGGAAAGGAGTGGAACCGCAAGCACGACGGGTCGGAAAAATATCCGAGCAACCCTGAAGGAGGTCGGAAAAAAATCCGTGGTACCTCGGAAAAAAATCCGAGCAAGGTCGGAAAAAAATCCGAGCTTACCTCGGATAAATCTCCGACAAATCAAGATACCAATAATCAAGGGACCAATCAGGTAACCAATAATCAGAATTTGCAGGTGGTCCCGGCTACGCCGATCCGCACCGGCGAACTGGTTTTGGTGGTTGATCGCCCTGACGCTCCCCGAGTTGAAATCCCTTCTGATATGCCGGGGCCGAAAGATCCAGCCTGCAAAACATTCAAGACTTGGGCGAACTACGCCATGTCCTACCGCCGTCGCTATAAAGCATGGCCGGTGTGGAATGCAAAAGTCGCTGGGCAGGTTGGCTTGCTGATCGGCCGCTTGGGTATCGACGTCTCCCATAGCGTCGCGGCGTACTACCTCGGCATCAATGATGCCCAGCTGATCCGCAAGTGCCACAGCCTGAGTGAGCTGCTCGCCAATGCTGAGGGTTACCACACCCAGTGGATGACCAACACGCAAACCAACGGCGAGACAGCCCGTCAGCAGGAGAAGACCCAGGCCAACATCAACGCCGCCCAAGAGGCCGGACGCAGCATCCGTGAAGGAGGGCCGCGCAATGCTTTCCTATGAAGCTGTTGCAGAGCTTGCTGGCGGTATTTGTGCCACGGCGGAAACCCTTGGTCAGACTATCAGCGCCACGGCCGCCCAGCTGATGGCTGAGGACCTTGCGAGCTATGAAGCTGCCGATATCCGCGCAGCACTTCAGGCTTGCCGCCGGGAACTGACCGGAAAGCTCACTCTTGCGGCGATTCTCCAGCGCATCCAGGCATCCGACGGACGCCCAGGTAAGGACGAAGCATGGGCAATCGCTTTGATGTCCAGCGACGAGACCGACACGGTGGTGATGACCGACGAAATCCAGCTCGCATTGGGTGCTGCTCGGCCAGTTCTCGACCTCGGCGACAAGGTCGGTGCGCGGATGGCATTCATCAATGCCTACGAGCGCCTCGTGACTCAGGCTCGTGACGACGGCAAGCCGGTCAACTGGCACGTCTCCATCGGCTTTGACGCCAATCGCCGCTTGGAGGCCATCACCAAAGCCGTGCAGTTGAAGCGCATCCCGCAAGACCGCGGGCAGCTTTATCTGGCCGACCTGACGCACGAACCCATCACCGAAGACGGCCGCGCTGTTGCCGGCCTGCTCGGTGGTCCTGCGGCAGCCGCCAAGCCAAGCGCCGAGATCAAAGGACGGATTGGCGTCATCAAGTCCGCCCTCCAGAACATGCGCAAAGCCAGCGAGGAAGACAAGGTCTTGATGCGGATTCATGCCGCCAACGATCTGGCCGCGCGCCTGGCCTTGCTCAACAAACAAGTCGCCGATGGGCAGAACAAGAATCAGGAGCTTTCCCAATGACCGACCATACCGAATTGAAGCGTTTGGCCGAGGCTGCTCCGAGCGGCCCTTGGATCGCCGAAAATGATTCCCTTTACTTCAAGGATGACGGTTACACCAGACATCTGCTGGATGCTGATGCAGGGCATGACGTCGAGGATGAGGATTATTACGCGGCATTGAACTTCATCGCCGCAGCCAATCCTGCCGCTGTGTTGGCTCTCGTCGCTGAAAACGAGCTCGCCCGGATGCGGATCAAGGAAATGGACCTGCTGTTCGGCCGCTACATCCTCGCCATGCGTTCGGCGCTTATCGAGGAAGAGCACGGCAAAGGCCCGGCAGCTGGCATGGAATGGATTTACAACTCGCTGGCAGGCCCTGGTGAGCTTCCTCCAGAAGGTGAGACAGATAGCCAGGCCTACTTCGACCGCGAAATTGTCGCCGTCGACAACGGCATGCAAGAGGTTCTGGCTTTCCACGATGCGCGCCGCGCAGCCAAGGAGGCATCCCAATGAGCGAC